GATTGATGGTTGCAGCGATTTTTTCTATCCCAGCGACGAATTCGGGGTTCTTAGTTAGTTTCAGGAGAGCTGCCTGTTCCATTTTTGGACCTATTTTCTCTCCTTTTTCGATCATCGCTTGGATTTTCTTAGGCATAGCAAAAAAATGCTGAAAACCTTTCTTAATGAAATCAGCTATCTTCCCTTCTTCTAGAAGATAGATCTCCTCTGTTAAGATGTCTGGTGCTTCCCATGCGTTAAAGTTTTCCAACAGTACTTCGCTCTGGTACTCCCGAAAGTTCTCCATTATAAGCTTCATCTCACTCATTATCTAATATCGATTTCTTAATGGATAGTAGTAATAGCCCGGGCGCATAGAGCCCTTCTGCCCGTATTGAGGCACTTCGCCATATTCAGTTGAGTCTCGATCCGTCGGATGTGTAAACATATCTTCAAGTTCTTTCTCATAATCGTCGGCGATACGTTCATAGGATGCCTCAGTTTGAATAAATTCAGCAATTACGTACACGGCCGCTTGTACAGAGTTAATTGACTTACCCTCTAAAAGAAGGCCCTCTAAGGAACGAAAAACGCTACCACCCTGAATACTTGACCGGTCGATGATTCCTTTGTCAGAAAGCAGTTCTAATAAACGGTTCTGGTAATCATATACATCTTCCGTAGCCTCGGTCTTGGGGAAAGTAACCACCTTCATATTATCGGGCATTACCGCAATATCAATTTTCAGGTGGTCCATAATGAGAAGGGAACCGTCGAGGGCTTTGCGAGCTTTTAGTTCTACAGTTGCTTGGGGGCCCCCAATCTTAATTTTAATCATTTGCTGACAGCTCCCGGATTAGTTCTTGAGTCTTAAGTACCTTATTCAAATCGATGTCGGTAAACTCTCTTTTGCGAAAACTTTCGAGGTACTCTTTTACTTCAGATAGTTTAGTACTGATTAGTGGCTCTGTATTTTCTATAGCTACGTCATCGACAGCTTTTTTGAGTCGAAACAATTCTTCATTTAAGTATAAACGAAGTTCAAGGCCGTCGTCCGCAAAACCAGTAATAAACCGATTAAGTAAATCTTTTTGTTCCTGCAGAAGATCAGTATATTTGTCATTAAACTTCTTTATAAAGGCACGATATTCTATGTTATCGATGGATCGCATTCCGGAATTGGTAGCACTCTCGGGTGCGGCACTCATTCTTTCTATTGTGGCTTGTTCAAAAAGAACCCTCTTTTTAATGGATGTCTTACTATTAAAGATTGCGTTTACTGATGCCAAGCTTTTAAAGTTAGGTACAAAATTGGACCATGCCTCTTGGCCAATTTCTTTATTTATCGCGGCTATTAGCCTCGACTGCGCATCAAAGATGGTTTTCTCTTCCAATTCTATATATGCTCTCTTGGATTCCTCAAGGATCCTTTCAGCAACTCCCTGATTAATGCTCTTAGTTTCTAAGAGGTTTCTATACAGCCCTAACTCTTCTAATAAAACACTACCTGCAGAAAAGTGCTCCTTTATTAGGGCAACTATTTTTTCTTTACGGACAGGCTTAGAATCTACAATAGCCTTTGTTAGCTCTCTGGTAAGAGTTTCATATATAAAGGCTGTGTTTCTCTTCTTATTGTGTTTCATCTTTGTCTGCCCCTTTACGTTCCATCTGTTCAACCAGACGCCTGACCTTAGTTGTATTCTCAAACATTGTCTTTTCGTTATTATTATAAGTAGGTGCCATTTTCTCTTTGAGGCCGACAAGCTTTTTGAAGTTTATTGAGAGGTCCGGGCGCCCTGGATGTAGTGTTCGCGAGGTCAGGCCGGCCTCCGGTCCTTTAGCAGCTCTCGTTAGGGCCCGATTAGTGGCACCAGATCCTCCTCGATCAGCGCTACCGCGTCTATTATCCCAGGCGCCGGGCTTGTGTTCTGCGCCCTCGTGGCGCGTGCCGGAGCCATCGTCGACGCGGCCGGGGGTCGCCAGGAGCGGGGATTCTTCGCCGCCGGCTTCTTCGCCGCCGAGTTCTTCACCGCCGAGTTCGTCGCCACCCATATCTCCCATATCGCCCATATCTCCCATGTCGCCTAGGCCTTCGCCGCCGGCATCCTCCATGGCGCCTTCTTCGGCGAGACCCTCAAGAGCCTGCTGATACTTACGATCATAAAAAGTCTCTCGTTGATTACGGAGGAACTCAGAGTCTGTCATACCAAGGATGTTGCGAGCAACCCATCTCTTACTGTACACCCCCTCTGGGACACCGGTTGCAGTATCGAACTTGGTTTTCATATATTCAAGCTGCTGCAGTTCGGCGAGGCGAGAGGGATTATTAAGAGTAATCTTGAAAGAAAGAAGATCCTGCCCACGATATCCCAACGTATAAAGATGAACAATGGCCATCTTTTCAAGTTCTGCAACCAAAGATCTTTGGAGGCGATGGATCGTTCTGGCAAACCGGATGTCCTTTTGTGCCAGAGTGGTCTTATCTTCGTCGGCACCTTCAAGATTCGTGAGGTATGCTTGCGGGATTTTAATGGCCGAGAATAATTTATCGCGGAGATATTTAACATCATCTATATCATTAAGACTAGAGGCGCCTTGGAGGGATTGAATATCCGATCCAACACCGCCGCGCATTGGAATAAAATAATCTTCTTCAAGAGACAGTGGATTATAGCGCAGATCGACGCGGCCAGTTGTGGCGTCGACGAGTTGGTTGCGCTTCATCTCTCCCTTGACTTTCTCCATATATTGGGCAACGTCTTGAGGCGGTATATTGCCGACATCAATTTTAAACATCCGGCGCTCTGGCGCGCGGACGACACGATATGCAATCATTGCATCTTCCAATAATACAAGCTGGCGCCAAATGCGTCGGGCCGGGTCGAGAGTTGAGGTGCCATATGGGGAATAGCGATCGTTGCCAAGAATACGGAAGTGTGCGACCTGCCAGTTCTCGAAGGTCATTCCGGCGCCGTTCCACTGATACTGAACATAGTTCGGGTTTGTCTGATCCTGTCCCTCTAGACGCTCAACTTCACTGTTGGGCATTCCGATAACAGATGTAATTCCTAGTTTCTCATCAATGTCGAGATATAAAAAGAAGTCACCATATTTGCACATTGACCGAGCCCAACCGAAACAATTGAATTCAATGTTAAGGGCATCATAAAAAAGAGACTCAAGAATCGTTTTAATCTCATGGTTAAGACAATCAATATTTAATAATCGATCGTACTCGTTAGAGGTCGTCATTTCATCGGCATAGATATCAAGCGCCGACGCAATCTCTGGCATATATTCCATCTGTTCAAAATCGATATAGCGTTCGGCTCGGTTCTGGCTGCGGAATGCAGCAGACGTCATCATATTATAATTTTGAGAATAGTTATTATCAGAGCGTTTAAACTCTTGGCCGCTCATCGATCGGAAACGGTACCGATATTTATCTAAATTATTACGTCGGTCTTGTCTCGCGACTTGAGTTCGATAGTTAACAATGGGGCCCGATAAGAGACGTGTTAGTCTCTTAAAAAGCGGTGATGCTGGGTTTCTTGGGTTGTGTTCGTTTTGTGCCATATTCTAGTCCTAGCCTTTAATCAAGCCAATATATTGTTCATTAAATCCAGTGGCTTCCTCGGAGCGCTGGTTTTCTTTTGTTACTTTGTGTCCCGTCATACCCTGAATTGTTGTAGAAATATTAGTTGATGCTACAGACATACCGCCAATAAAGCTTTTAGTATACTCTATATTTTTTTGACTTTCTATAATCACTGTATCTCTTACCCAACACCCAATCGCAAACGACATTACTAAATCATCGTTGTAGCTTCTCATCGCCTGTGGTCTTCCAGAATGCCAAATAAATGTTTTCATTTCTGACAGCAACCGATTAGAATTGATAGTAATTAGTTTGTTTCTCATAAACTCTTCCATCTTCGCGACAATCAAAGGCCGTGTTTTGGAAGATGTGGTAAAGCCGGGAATTGCGTTTGACTGCCACTGAGCTGTGATGGGATCAATATATTGGTGGTCTCCTTTAGCAGAGTAATATAAGTTAGGATACTCCTTATCTTGCAGTTTTTTAAGTACTGCGAAGCCAATATTGTTGTTTTCTATTATAACCATTGGATTATTGTATTCGCCGGCGACGCTATATAAGATATCAGCAAAGTCATCAGGAGTGGGTTTTCCGATGTATTCTCCCACCTGTCTCATGTCCTCAAGCTGGATAATATGAAATGCGCTATTATCTTTACCATCGCCGCGGGCAACGTCAGCTACAATAAGATAAGACTTTTCCGGATCGTGCTTTTCCCAGATCCAATAGTTACGATCAAAACCTGTCCTATACTTCGGAGCAGTGGTTCTCTCTAGATACCACTGAATGTCCTCCGGATGGATAACTGTTTCTCCGGATACATTAAAGTTACACTCAAGCTCTTGTGCAATCTGCCTGGTGGACATGTTGCGAGTTTCTTTTTCAAACCACTTTTTATCTCGATCAGGATGGACATCCCACATTAAAGTGGTCATATAAAAATCATTGGTGCCGGCTTCGGCTTCTACACAGTTCTGGTGGAACCAGTTTCCGACACCGTTGGGAGTAGATAGCGCAATGCATCGACCACCAGTTGAAAGAGTGGGGTAAAGTGCTGTCCACAGTTCTGCCAGCTTTTCAACGTGCGCGGCCTCATCAACTACCAAAAGCGAAAGAGCTTCTGAACGGCCGGCGTCACCTGAAGTAGAAGATCCTTTTATTTGAGAGCCGTTCTTGAGTTCAAACGAAGTGCGATTATCAACTATAATTTCTGATATCTGCATCCAATCAGGAAGATTCTTCATTATAGCTTTTACTTTTTTAACTAAGTTGGTAGCTGTCTGCAGCTTAGTGGCCACCACAAGAATGTTTTTATCGCGGTGAAACAGCATAAGCCATGCAATATAGGCAGCCGTGATTGTTGAAATCCCCAGCTGGCGCGCCTTGAGAATTATATTAAAACGATAATCACCAAAATCCTTCAGAAGTTCTTGCTGATAATCAAATGCTTTAAATGGAATGAGCCCCTTTTGTGGGTGTGAGATGCGACAATAGTTTATCGTAAAATAGACCGGGTCTTTTCCGGCCTTGATAACCTCTTTTACTATTTCTTGCTTTGTGAGGCTAGCCGCCATAACATTTCTTATTTACCTTTGCGAGTATCGTTAGAGGGGCGCTTGTTCTTGGGACCCTGCTCTAACCATTTTTTGATGGATGCATCTAAACGATCCTTAGAGTGTTCGTCTGCATCATCATCCGACGTAGCATGTATAGCAACGACATCTTTCAGTGAGCCAATGCGATAGTCACAATGCGCCTGAACATCAGTACGATAGTTAGAAATGCGCTGAACGAGAATATGATGGTCGCCCTCTTTTGTAAGAGAAAGACTGTTTCCCGTGATGGCTTTATATTCTTTCTTTAGGAACTTAACAATTTCCTGG